CTGTGTCAGTGTGGGCATATCGGGTTTTAGCGTGGTGGCCATATGCTTGGTGGCCAAATCATGAGGAGCGCAACATTGATTGCCACTCCCCAAGCAATTGCTTCTCCCCATGTCATAGCGTTACGACTCCATGTTCTGGATCGTAGCGATTAGCCTGACCGCCTCTATAGTCGGCTAGCCAGAACCAAGGCAGTTCTTCGATATCGCCACGCTCGCAAGCGCGTTGAAACGTAGCGATGATACGCTTTGCCTCAATCGGTCCAGTGACTTCCTGACAGACGATCTCGCTATCGATGAAGTGCACTTGAAGCTCGAATTGCATGGGTTCAATCCTCGGTTAGAGCGATAATGATGAATATGACGGTCAAGGCGATAGCGGCAGTCATGCTGCCATCTCAAGTTTGGAAAGATTTGTAATACGAACGAGATAGGCTTGCGCAAATCTGTTTCGCGCCGTGTCGTCCGTTGCCTCTCGCATAAGCCTGCCATACATTTCGATGCCGGCTTTGAGATTGGCGATACGCTCAGCCTTCGTCGGTTCGCGATAGGGTTCTTCCGGTTCGCGAGGTTCAACAAAAGCATCGAAGTAAAAGTTGGATTGCATTGGGACGGACTCCTATTGAGGGTTTAAGGGTTTATTCGGCGTAGGCAGATTCGATTGGCTTGCCAGTGTGCGCGCAAGTCAGTTCTGGATCTTCCCAGTTGATATCCATGCCGACTACGCGCCAGCCGTTGTTGCAGTCATGTGCAATGGAATCGATGATATTGCGCTTCTCAGCCTTGGCGGCTTCGAAGGATAGCGACTCGCCATCCGAGGTAATGAAATAGCAGGGATAACCGCCAGGCCATGCGTATGGACCTTGGAAGATGGCGTGACGAAAGTCAGAGACTGAATTGATTTGCATTGGGACGTTCTCCTTGGTTGGACTAGCATTCGAATAACCGGACGCGATGGTCTGTCGTCCGGTTAGATGATGGCTAGACGATTGACCAAATGGGCTTTCCGTCTGCGCTATAGAGGCTGACGTTGCCGTGGTCATTGACGATGCAGTAATCGTCATCGATGTCGTCAGGCACGTCGGCGAGATCGTTGAACTTTGGCAGCTCCTCGATTGAGTCCATCGATGGCCAGAATCCAAAGTCTGATCCGTCGCCTTCATGCGAACCGAAATAGCAGTATTCCGGAGCGTGATTGTCGAGAGCGTCAAACAGCGCATGAACGATCTCGCTAGCGTGTTCGCTATCGAAGTCTGTCACGGCGTCAGCATCGGCAATGAGCTCCAGTTCGCTTCTTGTGCGATAGTCGGTTGTGAGATGCTCCAGCTCACGTGCGAATGTGGAGAGCAAGTCCTCATTGCGCAGGGTGCCGTGGGAGACGGTGCCGATGGTAGCCTTGTTCGATTGCATTGTGAGTTTCCTTGTCTTTTCAGAGGTTTAGGGTTAAGCTTAGGCTTCTGGAACATCGAATGTGAAGGTTGAGCAATCACAGGCAAGGACATACTGGGAAGCGTCATGCCAACGGATAAAGTTCTCATCGTCGGCAACGTCGACGCAGTGCGCACCATTGGGGAATGTCGCGGCAAACCATTGGTCAAGCGCGCGTTCGTCGCGGTCCTCCATGCCTGAGGTATCGGAATTGATAAGGGCGGAAGCCCAAAAACTAGGGAGCGTGAAAGTTTGGAATTGCATGTGCGTGAGTCCTTCTGTTGCGATGACCCAACCTACAGCATCTATCCCCCATGTCAACGGAAAAGTTCAGTCTGTCAGCAATGATTGCATCGAAGCCAATCAATCCAGCTGAAAAACCATTACGGACCCGAAACGATCGCCGTCCGTCCTAAGCCAATGGAAAGCTATAGAGAGAACCCTTCAAACCTAGCATTCCACGATTGAATCTATTTTGGCCCGATCTCGAAAATCGATTGGCCCGAAACGTTATGACATGATCGAGCTCCATGCAAGAAATGCATATTGCCCCAAAACACCTACCATATCTTGTATGTGTGCTAAGGTTTACCTTTGTTCACACCTAGCATGTCCACCTAACCCATTGATATCATTGACGATCGAGGTCGGATCGAGGTCGTGACCCTGACTGATGATTAACCCTGGCACCCCCCTTTTCGAGGGTCCCATCTTTGTCTTGGGGTGGGTGGCACTCCCTAATAATTTCCCCGATTTTGGCTCGTAATTTATTTTTTTCGAATTTTGAATTGTGTTTACGGATATGGCTTTGTGTCCACACGAATGAGAACCTGTGTCCACGATAGGCATATGCTGTGTCCACATTAGCCGGGACACGTATGTATGTTGTGTCCACACAAATTAGGTGTAGTGTGTCCACATGGGACGCGAATGGACACCGGAAGTACCGGATCGGCAAATCCACGAGGAGATCGATGAGATCGAGCTTGGCTGGGCCGAACAGGATGCCAAGAAGCAGAAGCTTGAAAACAAGCTGGCCAAGCTGGCGCCAACTCCGGTCGAGCGCAGGAAGGGCAACCGAAAAGTCTCGGTGCACATCCGGATCGATAGCGACATGATCGACTGGCTGCGAGCCACCGGTCCCAACTTCCATGGCAGAATCCGGGCCGCCATCCAGCAATACAGGGACAGGATCGAGAAATGATGGAAATTCCGATGGGCTTCAATGCGGCTTGGTCAGAAGTCGAGCCGGTTGTCGAGAACCATGTCCTTCCTCCCTTGCCTCCCGAGGATCGGAAGAAGCGGCCAAGGACGAAGGTCACCATCCGCCTGGACCGCAGGGTCCTTGCCGCCTTCCGGGCGTTGGGTCCGGGCTATCAAGCGAAGATGAACGAGGTTTTGCTGAAGATGGTCCAGTCCGGATTGGTTGACGTGTGATGGTGGCTTATGGCGAAGATCCGCTATCGGTGACGTGGCGCAAGTTGAATCTGACCGCCAAGGGGCTGGATGAAGGTGTCGGCGATAGGATCGCCCTCCAGTTGGGACGCGACCTGATCAAGGCCGGATTGGTGAAGTTGCATCAGGACGACGACACCATCCATGCCGAATTTGCGTTCCTGCTCCCCAGCGAAGACAATCAGGTGGTGAACTGATGACCGACGAGACAGAGCCAGAGTTCGTGCTGGTCATCCGCGACCTGACACGGGAGCAACTGAAGGTGCTGATGCCACTGACCAAGGAGTTCGGTGACAGGCGGCTGATCCTCGACCTTCAGGAGTGGGACGATTTCGAGGCCGAGTTGGAAAAGGCCGATGAGAAATGATGGCCATGAAACCCTGGGGCTGGGGGTTCCTCGCTTCCCTGCTGATGTGGATGATCTTGATCTTTCTGGTGATGGTGCTGATGACATGGATCTGAACAAGGACAGGCTGATCAAAAGACTGCTGAATGTCACCCCGGAGGATCGTGACCTCATAGCCATGCACGACATGCACGCCATGCACAGGGAGTACCAGCGCAAGACAGCCGAACTGGCACGCCTCCGGATGGAACTGGACAAGAGGCAAGAGACAAATAAGGACAAATAATGCCAATCTCATTCAAGCAGGAGCCGAAGGAATCCCTTCCTCCCAAGCCCCTTCTTTCTAAATCCGAAATGCAAGAGGTCCCGAGAATGGGCCGCAACGCCAAGAAGAAGATCCAGCCGAAACTGACTCTGGGCCGCCTCGATATCGACCGCATGGACCCGGAGGCGAAAGCCTATCGGCAGAAGAACCAGCAAAGATGGCTCGACAACATGAAGGCCAGGGCCGAGCGCGAGGCGGCCGAAGCCCGCAGATGCTCGGTGCTGCTCCACCTCGAACCCGAAATCATCGAATGGTTCCGGAAAAAACACGGACCATCCTGGAAACAGAAGGCCAACGAGGCGCTGATGGATCTGATCCATGGATGAGGATGAAATCGAAAGACGCGAGCTGGCAACCAGGATCGTCGAGGTCGGTACCGGAATGGACACCTTCGCCAGCCGACTCTCGGCCCTCGAAGCCAATCTCGAGGACGTAGACGAAACCCTCGCCGAAATGGGCGACACCTTCACCGAGCGACTCAAAAGCCTCGAAGCCTTCGCCAACAAGGCCAGCGACGACCTCACCTTCGTCATGAACTCGATGATCGATATCTCGACCGCTCTCGCCGATGTCATCAACCGGCTCGATGCCCTGGAGAATCCCGAGGAGGACCAAAGTGAGCACTGATCCCGTAACGAGTTACCTGGATGGAAGCTACCTGATGGACGAATGGCAGCGCAAAACCGGGGACCCCGACATCAAGAGGTCAATCACCATTAGAATCGATCCGGACATAATCGACTTCTTCAAGAAGGACGGCTCACGCTGGCAAACCAGGATGAACGATGCCCTGCGGGAATGGATGATCGCCAAAACCAGTGTACTCGAATGAACAGCATATTTCTCATTCCGTGCTATAGACCCAATCGAGGAGAACCATTCGGATCAGGATGGTCAGATGCGTGCAGGCCGCAAACGCAAGTTCAATGTCTCGCGCCATCCTTCCGGCCAGCCCAAAGATGAAGACCCCAGAACAACCGTCCTTGCCGCACGCCAGCGTCTATTCGGACTCAGTGAGGTCCAGAGCCGATCCGATCTGGCTGGCTACGCTCTTGGAAGACTTGCGCTTGGTGGAAGCCTTGGCCCGGAATGGCGACCTCACCTTGATGCCGCTAACGGATACGTCTCGGCTACCGCTCGTTATATGCGCGTCAAGTACCCAAGCTGGCCGCTTCCGAAAGCCATGGATTTCATTTCTGCTAAGGGTCTTGGCGGCGAGCCTGAAATAGACGAGGTCAAATCAATCGAAAGACGCTACGAGCGCTATCGCCTGATCCTCGCCCGGATCGACGGTATCTCACGCATGAAATTCCACTCGATCGCCTTCGATGATGTCGGTTCAGGACCAGAAACCATCCTCGCAACCCTCAAATGCACCCAGGCAATCATTCAGGGCTTGCCAGCCAATCATAAATAGGCTTTTCCTACATCAATGCAGACTGCAAATCTGCTTTTCCCTTCCGGCAATCGAGAAGTACAGGGTCCCCTCCCTCTTCACCCCCCTCGTTTGCCGGATGCCAGCGGGACGGTGACCCCATCGGTTCTCCTCAAGTCCACGCCGGGTCGCCGTCCTGCCCGAAACCCGCGCCATGAACCGCCGGAACCTGCTTTTGTTCCTGAGCCTGTCGAAGGACGCAAATGGCCAAAATCCCCCGCTATAAAATCAGCCGGGACGAGAAAATCCGATTCCAGGACGCCCTCGTCAAAGCCCTCACCCGCAAGGACGATATGGGCATCTCCAACCTCCAGAAAGTCGCCGACTCGCTGGTCAGGAATGCCATGCTCGGTAAGGAAGCCTCCATCGCCATGATCGCCGACCGCCTCGACGGCAAGGTCGGTGGCGATTTCGGTGGCGATAGCCCCGTTACCTTCCAGGCCATCCAGATCCGCGCCGTGTGGCCAACCCTAAATGGGTCAATTGAAGGCAAGATGATCGATGCCAAGCAGATCGACATCGATGGCGACGAAACCATCAACTGACGAAACCGCCCCCGGTATCGAAATCCCCGCCAAACTCACACCCGTGTTCGAAGGTGAGGCAAGGTATAGAGGAGCATGGGGCGGACGCGGATGTGTCCACCCCGACACGCCTATCGATACGCCCAATGGGCCGGTGCCGATCAAGCTCTTCAAGGGCGGTATCGTCTGGTCGTGGAAGGATGGCAACAAGGTGATGGCATGGGCTACCGCCGCAAAGCCCTATAGCGTCGAACAACTCTATGAAGTCGGATTTTCGGATGGACGATCCATCATCGTCACCGACCAGCACAAATTCCTCACTCGTCGGGGCTGGATCGAGCTACAAAACGTCCGTGCCGACGAACAAGTGATCGCGATGCCTCAAGCATCCGACGCTTTCCGTTATCCGTCCACTCCGGACACCTGCCCGTCAGAGTCGCACGCAGATGATCGGCATTCGACGCAAACAGACGCAGGTTCGACAGATCGTTATTGCGGATATTACCGTCGATATGATCCACCACTTCAGATGGCAGCAGGAAGCGGCCAAGCTTCTCCTCCATTACCAGCCGATGCACCGCGACGTACCCACCGTGCCTTGACTTATGCGGATGGTCCAAAACCCTTCGTAGCAGATAACCCTTCGCAAGCTTCTCTCCGCCTTTCCAACCAATCCGCTCCTCCCGCAAAGGTGGCTCCAGATTGTGTAGGACTGGGAAGTTGTAACGACGAAATATCTTCTGGATGGCCTTCGGCGTCTTCCCAACCAATGCGGCTATCTCACGCGAATACATCCCATCCGAGGCAAGCCGCGCAACCTTCAGGACCACATCAGACTCACGACATCCGGTCAGGTCTGGGAAAAACCCTGCAAATGCTCTTTGGCAGGCAATTCTATGCCGCTCACGATGCTCCATGCGACCCTCCCCTCGGCGAGGCGTTCAGTCTAACGACACTTGCTTTCGTCCGCAAGCACAGCCGCCAAACCTATTGGGATCTGCACGTCTTCGGCACCAACAACTACATGTCCAACGGCATCGTCAGCCATAATTCGGGCAAAACTCGAAGCTTCGCCAAAATGGCGGCCGTCTATGCCCTCAGGCTGGCGTCAGCCAATAAAAAGGGCGTCATCCTCTGCGCTCGCGAATATATGAACTCACTCGCCGACTCGTCCTTCATGGAAATCGCCACCGCCATCCGCGAAGAGCCGTGGATGATGCCGCACTTCGATCTCGGCGAGACATATATAAGGACACGCAACAGGAACATCGAATTCCTGTTCCGGGGCCTCAACAAGAACATCAACTCGATCAAGTCGGTCGGCAGAATCCATTTGTGCTGGGTCGATGAGGCCGAAGCCGTCACCGAAAAGGCCTGGATCAAGCTTTTACCGACCATTCGCGGCTCCGATAACACCGACGATCCGGAAGTCTGGATTACCTGGAACCCCGAACGCAAAAATTCGGCGACACATATCCGCTTCAGGCAAAAGCCCGCTGCCGATGCAAAATTCGTTGAGCTAAACTGGCGCGATAATCCGTGGTTTCCCCGAAAGCTCGAAAAAGACCGCCAGGATGACCTCACCCAACGACCCGAACAGTATAACCACATCTGGGAAGGTGATTTCGCTACATCCGCCGCCGGCGCCTATTTCGCCTCCCACCTACTTGCAGCCAAGGCAGACGGTCGTATTTCGGCTCTCAGTGTGGACCCCCTCATGGGCCTTCGGGCTTTTTGGGATATCGGTGGAACTGGGGCCAGGGCGGACGCCACCTCGATCTGGATCGTCCAGTGGATCGGCAAATCTATATACGTCCTGGACCACTACACGGCCGAGCACCAACCCCTTTCGACCCACGTAAACTGGCTCAAGAAAAAGGGCTACGAAAACGCCCTGTGCGTGCTCCCCCACGACGGCGCCACCTACGAAAAAACCCACGCGGTCTCCTACGAATCCATGCTGGAAGAGGCCGGCTTCGAGGTCCAGATCATCAAGAACCAGGGTCGCGGTGCCGCCAAAATGCGGGTCGAGGCGGCAAGGCGACATTTCTCGAAAGTCTGGTTCGATGAAAAGCGAACCGAAAACGGCCGCATCTCGCTCGGTTGGTACCACGAAAAGATCAGTTCCGACTCCCGCTACGCCATGATGGGACCGGACCACGATTGGTCGTCACACGACGCCGACGCCTTCGGCCTCATCTTCGTCGCCTACGAACAGCCGAAAACCCCATTGCAAATGCAGGCCTTCCAGGACCTCCAGCCCGACGATTCCTGGGTAATGTAAGGACACCCCCCCATGGCACAGATAACAGGCACGTTCTCCGCGACAGGAGCGTCCGCCCAGATCACCGGGTCGCGCGTCACCATCCAGTTGGATTTCGCCGGCACGGCAACCGTCCAGATCCAGTCGCAGATGCCCAACGGCGCCTGGATCCTGGTCGATACCAAGACAGCCGACTATCACGGCGTCTTCGAACCGGCGACCACGCCAATCCGGCTCAATTGCTCCGCCTACACCAATGCCGTCGATTATGCCCTGACATCATGACAACCCCGCAATCCCCGCTCCGGTCGCCATTGCGGTCGCCCCTCTACAGCCCGCTTGACGGCAAGTACGGCAGCAGCGGTCCCGCCTTTGTCTACTTCTCCGTCAACATATCGGGGCCGGAGTTCCCCACGGCGCGGCCGAACTATGCCTTCCCGGTGGCCGCCGACTGGACCTATCTGAGATCGAAAGGCTTCAAGACGGTGCGCCTGCCGGTCGCCTGGGAGCGCCTGCAGCCGACCCTGCTCGGCGCCCTCGACACCACCTATGTCAACCTGATCAAGGCCTTCATCGCCGATGCGGCGGCGCAGGGCATGGATGTCATTGTCGACCTGCACAACTTCGCCCGTTGGGACAGCAGCTTTGCCTCGGCCGGCTATCCGGGACAGACCGGCTTCATTCTCGGCTCGGGCAGCCTGACACAGGCGATGCTCGTCGATGTCTGGCAGAAACTGGCCACCACCCTGACGGGACTGTCGGGGCTGGCGGGTTATTGCATCATGAACGAGCCGCATACGATGGAAAGCGCCGCCACCAACAAGGTCGTGCGTCCCAACTACTTCGCGGCGGAGAGCGGCTCGAGCTGGTTTGCACAGAACGGTGCGGTGCTGACCAAGCTGGCGGCTGGCACCAACCCGCTTGGCGCTGGCTATGGCCCGGCGTGGTCGATGACCAGCGGCACCGGCTTCGGCGCCAACGCCTATGCCTTCACCTTCACCGCCGTCCCCTATGTGCTCAGCTTCTACGCCAAGTGCTCGGCGGCCACGGTCCCCTTCAACCTCACCATTCAGGGAACCCAAAGCCCCGGCAAGACCGCCACCACCACATGGCAGCGCTTCGAGTTCAGCCGCACCCCGGCGGCGGGCGCCGCCGATTTCAACATCATCATCGCCGCCGGCGCCGGCAACACCATCCAGATCGCCAACGCCCAGCTCGAACTCGGCGCCACCGCCACCGCCTACGCCCCCAACCCGTGGAAGGCGTTCGCGCAGGCAACGGTCACCGCCGTCCGGGCCATCGACGCGAGCACTCCGATCTATATCTGCGGCTACCAGTTCTCCTCGGCCAAGGACTGGCAGAAGGTCAACTACGAGATGGGCCTGACCGGCACCGGCCTCCGCTACGAGGCGCACCAGTATTTTGACGCCAACGGCTCCGGCGTCTATTCCGGTACCTATGCGTCGAACGGTGCGACCCCGACCACCGGATCGGACAGCATCATCGATTTCGGTGCGTGGCTGACGCTCAACGGCTACACCGGCTACCTCGGCGAGTTCGGCGTGCCCAACGACGATCCGCAGTGGATCACCCTGCTCAACAACTTCCTCTCCGCAGCCAAGACGGCGGGTATCCCCGGTGCCGAATGGTTCTATGGAGCCTTCTCGGCACAGGACAGCGGGCGGCTCAATATCGCCAAGTCGGCCAATGGCGGCAACGACGCGCCGCAGATCGCGCCGCTGATTTCCTACCCGGCATAACGGATCAAAATCATGGCAATTGGCTACCAACCACCCCGGCTGGTCGAGCCGGGGACGGATCGCGCCCCGGATAATCTCGAACCCATCGGCGAAGACGAACTGCAAGCCATCATCGGTGCCGAAGTCGCCCGCTCCGTCTTCTACGACTCGCATTCCAGCGAAAAGCGTACCCGCGCCCTGGAATACGTGCAGGGCCGAATGCCCGACATCCCCAACAAGAAGGGCCGATCCTCCTATACCTCCCGGGAAGTCGCCGACACCATCGGCTGGATTCTGCCCGGACTCATGCGGGTGTTCGCCGGCTCGTCACGCGCGCTCAATTTCCTGCCCATCGGGCCCGACGACGAGGACATGGCCGAACAGGCTTCGGATTACATCAATTACCAGTTCTACAACAAGAATGACGGATACCACGTCTTCCGCGACGCCTCCTACGATAGTCTTCTGCATTCTTTCGGTGTTGTTAAACAATACTGGGAGGACTATCCGAAGACCGAAACCGCCTATCTGACCGGAGTCAGCGAGGAGCAGATCGCCATTCTGGAGTCGGAAGGCTGCAAGGTCCTGTCCGCGGCGCCCTCCGACGAAGAGCCATTCCTCGACCCGGCGATAGCCGAGGCCTACCAGCAGCAACTTGCAGCATCCCAGCAGCCCCCACCCCCTCCACAGCCCCCCACGGACCCCAACGCGCCGCCGGACCCGAATGCA